GTATGTTAATCAAGATTTTGCTGGAAACCCTGGAACTGGAACAGATTATGCATATATAATTAACGGTATTTCTATGGGGCAGTGGTCAGAGATGTACAATGCTTCTTCCCTAGGAATAGAGGCGTATACGGCCATGTCTGACACTAATATTAATGCAGATGGATATATTTCTGGAGGACAATACGGTCTTGGTGCAAATGATGCAAGGTATCTGGTAGTAGATAACAAATTGCTAGCACAAAATACTTCTATGCCAATGGTATATGGGTCATCAAATCTAACTAAAATAATTCCAAATCCTGTAGCTGGATCTCCGTCTCTCATTGTCCCAGGTCTCGGGATGATGCATGACAGCGGACGCTACAACACCTATACATTTGAAACTTGGATTCGTATAGACTCAAGAACTAGCCTATCTCGTAAAATACTTGGCCCAGTATTTTCGGACAATGGCCTATATGTGGATGGACCTTTCTTAAGATTAAAAGCTGGAAGCGTTACTGGTTCCTACTTTGTTGGCGAGTGGTATCGTCCAATGCTCGTAAATATTAGACTAGGTTTAGATGCAGCAAGCTTGCTAATTAATGGAGAAGAGGTTATCTCATTTGAGTTCAGTACAGAAGAGGCTGACTACGGAAACAACACAGATTATGTCGGTGGCATTTGGGGATTTTATGCATATGAAGATGTTCCAATTGTAGAAATTGACTGCCCAGCGATCTACTCTTACTCTGTGCCAGCTATTGTTGCAAAAAGAAGATTTGGATTTGGACAGGCAGTAGAGTCCCCAGATGGAGTAAATAAATCTTTTGGAGCTTCGACGGCATTTATTGATTACTCTGTAGCAGACTACACAAATAATTATCACTATCCAGACATGGGCGATTGGTCACAAGGAATTACAGAAAACGTCATAACTGATAATAATACTTTGGCTACGCCAGAGCATGAGCTGCCAGATTTTGTATTCCAATCAACAAACTACGACACATGGTTTGCAGCTCAGTCTGCAGCTAATCCATATTGTACATTTAATGGCAATCCAGGATTTATTCGTTTTAATGACCTATCAATTTCAGATCAAAGCACTAAAGCTGCCTATATAATTTTTGGGGTTGAAAGCTTTACCACTGACGAACAGATTTTGTTTAAGATTGTAAATAAAATTACAGGAGACTTTTTTGCTGCCAAGCTAGTCTTTGATGAAGTTATCTACACATTAACTTCTAAGGGCATCGAGCAACAGCTAGATGTTAAGGGAGGAGTAGTTTTAAATCAACCAATCTTTGCGGGTGCAGCCTTTGACGCTCTTGGCAATACTTTTGGTGCAGATGTTCAATCTTTCTTTAGCAATTCTTCGCAACTTTTAATGTTTGTGGCTGGAGATAGCTCATACGAAAATTTGTTTGTCGGCAATATTTATAAGGTGGGGCTTGCAACACAAAGAAACTTAGCAACAATATCAAGCTACTTTGGTATTGACGAAGATTTGGGTATTGTAGATGGTGGGCTATATAACACAGCCACATGGCTATACGTGGTAGATGGAGGCACCCCAAGCTCATTCAATACAGATGCGGTATACTCGCACATTGCAACCTATACCCTGGTAGCTTCCAATGATTACGGAATATTTAAGATTGACATAGACTCAGACTCTTACTGGCAAGACTACGTGCCGCTGTCATACTTTTCTCAATTTGTTAAAAATGAACTAGACCAAGACTTCTACGATCTTGACTTTATTCAGTTTAACATTAACTACCCAGCTATCCCAAAGTTTTTACTAAACTCTTATATTACAGAAAACGAGCTAGTTAGAACCTATGTCAGCTTCCAGCTAATTGCAGAGGGTGCTAACAAGCAGCTATCGTCATTCTCTAATATTGAGCCTGCCTCAGAAAATGGAGTTCTTAATCCAACAGCAAATCAGTATCAAGGGTCTTGGCTAAATACAGCCTATGAGGTCGTAGACGGAACAATTATCTATCCACCTAGAGACATCTCATTTGATGACGTGGCAATTGTTACCCATGTTGTGCTCAAAGTTCGTAATGGTTTAAGTAACAAGGTAGAGATTAAAAAGATACAGTATGCATCTCAAGCATTTAACGCACTTTCTGCAAACCCCATCGGAACCAAGTTTGACGTTCCAGTATATCCATATCAGAAATATGCAGCGTACTTTGACTACAAATCTAGAAATCCGCACAGAATTTATAAAGGCAGCACGCCACACCTGTATCTGACAAGAAAGACTGGTATTCAAAAGGTAGGAGACTACGATCCGCTAATTAACAGGGGCTTTTTGGTTAACGTTAACAACAAGCAGGCAGATGAGTATCGTGTAATTGCTTCCCAAATGTTTTTATATTATGACAAAGACACTTTTCCTTCAGAACAAGTAAAGATATTTGAAATCCAGTCTCAGTATAGCTATGTCAAAGTGTACATGGAGCCGCTAGGGTCTTCTCGTAAAAGAGCTAGAATTTTTGCAATCAATGCAAATACTGGAACTACCCAGGATGCCATAGCTTTTTACATTAACGGCAAACTAGTTAAAGATCCAGTAATTAATGTAAACGAGTGGACAACATTTGGGATTAGGTTTGCACAGCCAATCGTATTTGACAATGTAGCGGGGGCTATTAGATTTACTGGGCCGTTGCTAGTAAATAGCATCTCTTACTACGAGTCCAGTAGCCTTCAAGAAGTTGAGAGACAGTCTGTAAGACTTTGGGATGCTGTAGAGATTAATGGAACAGACTGGCAGTATTGGCTAGATCTTTTAAATCAGTATGGAGAAACATACCAATGGGGCGATGTATTGGTTATTTCTTCTACGCAATACGCAGGAATTGACCCATCTGACATTTATCGAGCCTATACTGGTACAAATAAGATAATTGGAGACGATAATGCAACATTTTATCTTGGTGGGGCAGGATATAAAGTAACTAATGGTCAGCTTTGGTCAACCTATACCGAGAAACCGCTATAGTATGGTATACTAGTGGTTATGAGTGATAAATTTGTAGATGCTTTTGGGAAAGCCAAAGTAACTTTAGTAGACAAGGCCTATGACTGGGGTATTTATGTTTGGAAAAAGTCAGATGGCAAGTGGTTTACAGATGGTCAGGGTAATATTCTAAATATCCCGTCTCGTAAACACGATGAGAATCAAATTCAAAAACTTAGAGATGCAGCAGCCTACCACGGTGAGCCAGATGGCAAAGAATACTTTTTTGCTGGACTGGGCAGGGTAACCGATGAAGAGTATTCAGAGCAGGTAGACCGAATGAAGGAAGGTCTTATCCCTAACCTTAATGACCTTGGTGCGGTCCATGCGGCACAGCAAACCTTGAAACAGTACGGAGATGAAGGCTAATGTCAGAGCAATACTATATTAATGCAAATCTTGATCCAGAAATGCAACAGGATGACACCTTTAAGAAACAGGACCCATTTGCAAAGAACTGGTCAGATCTCAAGTCTTTCTCTGGCCTTGAAAAGAATTTTAAGAGGCGTGCGGACAGAATGGCAAAAGCTTATGAGTCCCAAGTTCCTAAAGATATTGATGTAAATAATGAAGCATATCTAGATTCTGCGTCTGCACGTAGCACTGGAAACGGGGCAGGGACAAAGCAGATCAATCCTGGCTCAGTTTACAATAACGGATATGGCATGTTTGATGTCATTACCCCACCATGGAATCTGTATGAGCTAGCTAACTACTACGACACCTCTTTTGCTAACCACGCAGCCATTGACGCAAAGGTAGAAAACATTGTAGGGCTAGGCTACGACTTCCACATTTCTGAGCGTACGCAACTTAGGCTAGAGTCTGCAATGGATGACGGCCAGCGTGACCGTGCTCGTAATAGAATTGAAAGACTACGCATCGAGATGCGAGACTGGCTAGAAAATCTTAATCAAGATGATTCCTTTACCAACACAATGATGAAGTTCTTTACAGATGTTCAGGCAACTGGAAATGGCTACCTTGAAATCGGAAGAACTACAAAGGGTGAGATTGGATATGTGGGCCACATACCAGCAACCACTCTTCGTGTTCGTCGCCAGCGTGATGGCTTTGTTCAGATCATTGGTCAAAAAGTTGTATACTTTAGAAACTTTGGGGCAAAGAATCAAAACCCAGTCACCGCTGACCCAAGGCCAAACGAAATTATTCACTACAAAGAGTACTCTCCACTAAACACTTATTATGGAGTGCCAGACATTATGTCTGCTATTTCTTCGCTACACGGAGACCAGCTAGCTAACCAGTACAACATTGATTACTTTAGCAACAAGGCTGTTCCAAGGTATGTCGTAACACTAAAGGGTGCAAAGCTTTCTGCCGAGGCAGAGGACAAGCTGTTTAGATTCTTGCAGACAAGCCTTCGTGGTCAGTCTCACAGGACCCTATACATCCCACTACCAGGAGACTCTGACACCAACAAGGTTGAGTTTAACATGGAGCCAATTGAAAATGGGGTACAGGAGGCATCATTTAACGAATACCGCATTCGTAACAGAGAAGACATTCTTGTAGCTCATCAGGTGCCTCTGTCTAAAATTGGTGGTGGGGACACCTCTGCTATTGCATCAGCATTGGCACAAGATCGCACTTTTAAGGAGCAGGTGGCAAGACCAGCACAAAAGAATCTTGAAAAAATGCTTAACAAGATTGTTCGTGAAAAGACAGACATTCTAGACCTCAAGTTTAACGAGCTTACCCTAACCGACGAAATTGCACAATCTCAGATTATTGAGCGTTATGTAAAGACCCAGGTTATGACTCCAAACGAGGCAAGGCAGCAGCTGGGATTGCCTCAAAGACCAGACGGAGACGAAGTATTTGAAATGAGTCCACGCCAAGCAACTGATGCAAGGGCAAATCTAGCGGATAACAGACAACGGGATGCCGAAAGAGCAAACAACCAATCTGACGGAGAAGCTACTATTTCAGGACGAAATGCACAAGGAGAAGGCCCTTCTAGCGAATAAATAACAGTATTCTACCATAATTATGTTATAATATTGTTAACTAATACAAAAAGGGTTATATAATAAGGTTAGTATGACTATCTCTAAAGCACAATGGGATGCAGACGGCGACAACCTCCGTCTCTCAATGCCATTTAGCAAGGTTGACAAAGAGAGGCGAATCGTCTCAGGATTTGCCACACTTGATAACGTAGACAAGCAGAATGACATAGTCACAACCGACGCTTCTCTTAAAGCTTTTAACAAGTTCCGTGGCAACATTCGTGAAATGCACGAGCCAATTGCTGTTGGCAAAATGGTTTCTTTTAAGGAAGACAAGTACTTCGACCCACAAAGCAAAAAGTTTTACACTGGCGTATATGTTTCTGCATATGTTTCTAAGGGTGCTCAGGCAACCTGGGAGAAGGTAATGGACGGAACTCTTTCTGGCTTCTCCATTGGTGGCAAGATGAACAAGTGGGATGACGGCTACGATGAGAAGGCAGACAAGCAAATTAGAATTATTAAAGACTACGACTTAGTAGAGCTATCTTTGGTAGACAATCCAGCAAATCAGTTTGCAAACATTATGTCTATTGAGAAGGTAGACGGGGTGGATGTCGTAAAGGGAGACATTACAGATGTCGATATTGAAAATGTATTTTGGGATGACGAGAATGGTATTGTTACAGTATCAAAAGAAGAGTCCGCTAACAGCCCAATTACAGGAACCCCAATGAAGAATATAGGTTTCGTTGAAACAAATGACAGCGAAAAATCTGAAATGATAAAGTTCTTAGTTGATAGTGCTAAAGGCATTAATCTTTCTAAGATGACAAAGGAGGAAGATCCTATGACTGATGCAACAGAGAACGTCGTTGAGAAAACAGACGACGTAGTTGAAGAAGCACAGGTCGCTCCAGAGGCAGATGCCGTAGCTGAGGATGTCGCAAAGGCAGATGAGGCTGAGGCTGAGAAGTCAGAGAACATGGATGAAGATGAAATGGAAGAGAAGTCCGAGCACGCAATGGACGAGGACGAGGAAACCATGAAGTCTGAGGACATGGACGAGGATGACGAGGACAAGTCGTATGACGACAAGAAGTCTGACTCCGCTGACGCAGCTGAAGAGGTATCTAAAGCAGATGATGTAACCGACCTGGTTTCTGACCTTAAGGACAACATTACATCAGCCTTTAGCGATCTATCGGCAGTCGTAAAGTCATTAAATGACGAGATTGCTGAACTTAAAAAGTCACTTACCGCAGTAAACGCTAACGTTGATTCTGTAAAGAACGATGTTACTGCAACTAAGAGTGACCTAAACGAACTTGGAAAGAACGTGGATGCAGTTGTTGCAGACACAGCTTTCCGTAAATCTGGCGATCTTGGCGAGATCGTACAGGAAGATCAGATAGAAAAGTCTGATCAATCCCTATGGGGCGGTCGTTTCCTCAAAACTGCCGACTTATTTCGATAAGCAATCACTTAGGAGGTGACAATATGTCGGAAGAGATTATCAAGAACAATCCAGATGCTGCTGGTGACGACTCTGGTCTATACAACGGAGAAGGTGCCTTCGCTTCTGGTGGTGTTGGAGGTGTAACTAACCCTGGTGCAGATACACTAGGAAACATCCCAACTGCTAGCTTTGGTGTTACAAGCGGTCCAAACGCCGTAAACCCTTCTGGTGATGCAGGTAGCGGAATTCTTCGCCCTGAGCAGGCACGAAGGTTTATCGACTACGTTTGGGACGCTACAGTTCTCGCCAAGGATGGTCGCCGAGTTACCATGCGAGCAAACTCCATGGAGCTTGAGAAAGTTAACGTTGGTGAGCGTGTAATCCGTGCAGCCGCACAGGCAGACGGTGACTACACAAACACTGGTGCGACATTTACAAAGGTGGAGCTATCTACCAAGAAGATCCGCCTGGACTGGGAGGTTTCAGCTGAGGCACTCGAAGATGGTATCGAGGGTGCAGCACTGGAGGACCACCTAGTTCGCCTGATGACCAATGCATTTGCAAATGACATTGAGGACCTAGCTATTAACGGTGATGGATCAACAGGAAACTTCCTGTCCATCATGGATGGTTTCGTAAACCGTCACCAGACCAATGGTGACTCACACGAGGCCGTTGTAACCGTATCTAACAATGGCTGGACCCCAGAGGTCATGCAGAACATTATCCTGGCTATGCCACGTAAGTACCGTGCGATTAAGAACAACCTAAAGTTCTACGCTGGCACTGACGCATTCCAGGGCATTGTCAAGAACAACGGAACACTTGCAGACGCTATTGCTGAGGCCTTCGGTTCTCACGCAGGTGCTGCAGGCACACCAGCTGGCCGTGAGCGTTACCTGGCTGGTACCGATCAGACATTCGGTGGTGCACGCACTACCCGTGTTCTCGGTATCGAGGTTCAGGAAGTTCCTTACTACCCAGATGGTTACGTTGACCTAACCTTCCCTCAGAACCGTGTATGGGGTTTCCAGCGAGACATCACTGTAAACCGTGAGTACAAGGCTAAGAAGGACACCATTGAGTACACCGTATTCGTACGCTTCGGTATTCAGTGGGAGGAAGAGGACGCTATTGCTTGGGCAGATGCCGCAGCAGACAGCTAAATCTAACTAACCCTTTATAAAGGGGCGAGGACATTAGTTCCTCGCCCCTTTTCTTTATCTATTTATCTGGTATAATTATTGCAGGAGGAAATATTATGGCAGATGTTGAATTTAACCCAAACGCTAAGGATGGCGATGGCGACGGCATGGTCCAAGACGGCACTCCTTTTGAGCGTCCTGTTGGTGAAATGCCAGAGGGCTTTAATCCAGACGCTAAGGATGGCGACGGAGACGGTATGGTTCAGGATGGAACAGAGTTTGAGCGTCCAGCTGATGAGCCAGCTCAAGAGGTTATCAAAGCTGGGGCTACTAAGGTAGTTACAGACAAGAAGCTAGAAGATGACGAGGTCGAGGGCATTGCTCCAGTAGCTAATGGTGTAATTGGAACTGGCACTGTAAAAAAGACAAAGCCTGCACCTAAGAAGGCTGCAGCTCCCAAGGTCAGTAGCGTTGCTATCTTTTCAGATCGTAACCTAGTTTGGCAGGGGCTTGGCAAGATTGTCAAGGGATATAACTTTGTGCCCAAGGAAGATTCCGCAAAGTGGCTAACACTTGAGGGAGTCAGGGAAGCTAGTCCAGAAGAGATTAAAGCTAATCTAGGATAATAACAAATGGAAATATTGAGGGTCCCGCCATATAACACTGCAGTAGATATTACGGTGGATCAGGCATCAACTGATTACCCCGTTATCGTAAGAGATATGGCGGACCTTTCTTTTACCACCTCTACAATTACTTCGGATTCAGATGGAGTATTAAATGTAGAGTTGCCATCTAAATACGATGGACAATACGAAGTACAGATTTATGACAACGAGTATTACTACACAGTCGTTCGTCCTTATGTAGACCCCAACACCAAAGGCGATACTGCATCAGAAATTGCAGAGTATACAGCAAATGAAGAAATTGCAAGAGCAATTATTGACTCAGTAATTTCTCAGGGATTTTACTACGAAAAGAAAACTATTGAGACTACTGGTCTGGGTGCAGATTATCTACCGCTATGGATTGATGCGAAGAAAGTCTTAAAGGTCTATGAAAACAATGTCCTGGTTTATGATGCCGCAGATCCAGACTCATATGAAAAGGGCTTTGAGATTAATGGTGACGGAACTGCAATTCAGCAATACTATGCCTCATCAATTAATCGTAATGAAGGGTCACCGCTAATCCTTCCAATTAGTTCATCAGACTCAGACTTTATTGACTACTACTATCGTGGATTCCCAAGAGGAGTAGATTATAGAATTGTTGTAGAGTCTGGGTACAAAGTTGTACCGTCCGATATTGCTCGTGCAACAGAGTTGCTTGTAGAAGACCTTTCTTGCGGCAAGCTAGAGTACTACAAGAGGTACGCTGTTAATTATAATACAGATCAGTTTAGAGTCCAGTTTGACCGTGCCGTATTCGAGGGCACTGGAAACATTATTGTAGACAAGATTCTATCTAAGCATGCAAAGGCAATCCAGACACTGGGAGTGTTGTAATGGATTGTGGCAAAGGCACAGACTTTATTTATCCCCTGCTAGCGGATGTCTATTATCCAATTGTTGAGCAGGGTGCTTACGGAGATGTCAAAAAGCAGTGGGTGCTAGACAAAAGCATTCCTTGTAGCTTTAGTGCATCTGGCTCTGCTGGCAAAGAAGAAATTGTGCCAAACGTAAACATCACACAAGACACTGTTTTAGTTGGAAGAGCTAAGTCAGACATTAGAGTATCCAGCAAAGACGCAAACAATTCCCTAACCAATGTTGTAATTACAAACATTAGGGATGCTTCATGCAATCCAATTTATGTCGAGACTTCTGGTGTCAGAGCTGGCAAATCAACAATCTTTGAGGTCGCTACCCAAGATCCTACGGTTGGAGCCTTTGGCAGCATTGAATACTATAAGCTTGTTATTAGACGCTCTGAAAACCAGGCGGCTGATGTATAATGCGTATTCAGTTTAAGACTGCCCAATTTGAAAAAGAGATGCGGAATATTGTAGAGTATTCTTCTGGATTTTTAACTGGTGTTCAAAAGGGTAAGACTAAGTTTTTAGATAGTGTGGGCCAACTAACGATTAATGCTTTAAAAGAGTTTATAGACTCAATGGCTCGTGTTAATCCAGAAGCTATGCACCACGTGTATGAGTGGAATCAAACAGGTAGCCCAAGTGCAAGACTCTTTGATATTAGCTATACCGTAAGTGGACTAGGCCTTTCTCTTAAATCTACTTTTCGCCAATCCACTTCTGTAAAGGCTGGATCAACCGTTCCATTCTACAATAAAGCAAGCATTATGGAAAACGGTATTCCTGTTAGAATTGTGCCAACTAAAAAGGTCTTAGCCTTTACCGATGAAAATGGAGAAGAGGTCTTTACTCGTAATCCAGTAACTGTCAACAATCCAGGTGGTGAGGCTGTGAGGGGAAGCTACGAGACCGCCTTTGATACCTTCATAAACCAATACTTTTCGCAAGCTTTTTTGCGTTCAAGTGGTATACTAGATTATATTAAAGATGTTAGTCTGTACAAAAAGAATTTGCGAGCTGGCAAATCTATGGGCAGGACTAAAGGGGTAGACACTGGATACCGCTGGATTACAAATATAGGAGTTGTTAAGTAATGGCACAGTCACTATTAAATACCCCAATTCTGTGGATTAATACTTACTTAAAAGAAAAGCTAGAGGCAGATCTAGGATTTGCTACAATTCCATTTTTCCCAACAGGCCCAAGCACCCTTGAGCTGCTACAGTCTTCTGTAGTAGAAGAGGCTGGGGTTATGTCGGTATGGGATAGGATGTTTAGAATGCGTAGGGCAGCGTTTCCACACGTCAAAGGTGAGCAGGTACTTTATTATTTCTACACAACTGGCAGTGATTATCAGCTAAAAATGATTCAAATTCAAGAGAATGTCATGAGGCTGCTAGATAGAGAAGACGAGACTGGTACAGAAATCAACAACTACTTTGAGGGACGGACAATAGATGTAACAGACCTAGACGGTACAACCGTTACCCTGTCCCCTAATTTTTATTTTCACAGGTTTAAGGTTTATCATTTAGAAGAAGCCAGAGACATCGTAGACTTTGGCACAGCCAGAACCTACGCAGGCAACAAGATTATCATTGATTACGAGTATCACGCTGTAGATTTAGAAACAGCATAAAATACTGGTATACTTAGTTTTGAGGAAACACGCCCACTTATTCTATATAGAAAAAAGAGGTGAATATTATGGCATATACACGTGGTACAAGCTCTAACATCATCGTTGGTGCAGCTGCCCTGTTCGCATACTCTGGCCCAATTGGTCTAGACTCGAACGGACAGATTACAGACGTAGAGGCCGAGAATGATCTACCTGCATACGAGCCGACAGGCACATCTGGAAACCTTTCTGGTACTTACAAGAGTACTCTTCAGGAGGCATCTGGATTTACCAATGTTGGTTACACCATGAATGGTCTGGAGATTCAGTTCCAGCCAGACTTCGGTGAGGTGCAGGTTGACCAGGTACTTGACGTAGCAAAGCTATACAAGCAGGGTATGCAGGTTAACCTAAACACTGCATTCGCAGAGGCAACTCTTGAGAACCTGCTGTTTGCTATTGCTGGTCAGTCGGGCGACCTAGGAAACTTGGTTGCTGACACAGGTATCAGCTCCGCTTCAAAGCAGCTAGACCTTTCCGCTGGTGACATTGGTGAGTGTCCAGTTGAGCGTGGTCTTGTTGCAGTAGGCCCAGGTACAGGTGACTGTGCTGCTGGCTCAAGCATCGAGCGAATCTATGTTGCATACCGTGCTCTTTCCATCGACAACGTTACCGTTTCTGCAAAGCGTGACGAGCCTTCAATGTTTGAGGTTTCGTTCCGTCTGCTTCCAAACGACGACGCTTCTTATGGTAAGATCGTTGACCGTGTAATCGCAAGCAGCTAATCGCTGTTCTTACAACTTAATATAAGACTCCCCTGGCGTTCAATCGCCAGGGGTTTCTTTTTGGTATAATATACTAATGGCAACTAGAGTATATAAAACTGGCATGGTAGAGCTAATCGACGGTACAAAAATCATTATTGCCCCATTAAAGCTAAAATATTTACGTGAGTTTATGGAGCTATTTCCAAAAATAAAAAAGACTAATAGCGAAGAAGAGTCATTAAACATACTTCTTGAATGCATACTCGTTGCTATGAAACAGTACTTCCCAGGCCTCGATACCGTTGAAAAGATAGAAGATAGCATGGACATTAATAATTTATATAGTGTCTTAGAATATGCTGCAGATATTTCAATGAATCGTAAAGAAGAAGAAGTCAAAAAAGAAGAGCCCGAAGAAGACTTTTGGGAAAAGATGCAGCTTGCAGAATTAGAAGCGGAAGCCTTTTTATTGGGAATATGGAAAGACTATGAAGAGCTAGAGTCTTCCCTGTCAATGCCAGAATTAACGGCAACACTAAATGCTAAGCGAGATGCTGACTACAATGAGAAAAGATTCTTGGCAGCTATCCAGGGTGTTGATCTAGACAAAGATAACAACAGGCAAGACGAGTGGGAAAAGCTTAAGAATAGAGTCTTTAGCAAGGGGCAGGCGGAAGACTCTAATGACATTCTGGCACTTCAAGGAGTTAATGCTGAGAAAGCTGGCTTTGGCCTAGGCATGGGCTTGTCCTATGAAAGAATTGACTAAAAATAATCGACTTGCTATGGTATAATTTTACTATAGAATCAACCATATATAGGTTATTACGGAAGGAACACAAATGGCTACAACCATCAACGAACCACAAGAGATTACTCTTATTGATGGAACAAAACTAACAGTACGACCACTAAAGATTTCTCTGCTTCGTGCATTCTTGGCTAAGTTTGGCGAGATTGCAGATGTCGCAGAGGATAATGAAAAGTCAATGACCGTACTCATGGAGTGCGTAAGAATTGCTATGAAGCAGTATAAGTCGGACCTCGCTGAGGACGTTGCTGCACTAGAAGATGTCATGGATTTGCCAACGGTATACAAGATCATTGAAGCCGCCTCGGGGATTGTCCTAGACACAAATGATGTAATTTCAAACATCAAGTAACACAAGGGGAGCTAATGCATGGCTGATGATATTAATGCCAGAATTGGTATAGATTTTGATACATCAGAGGCCTTAGCATCTCTTAAAAATCTGCAACGTCAGATTTCACAATTTAATCGGCAGTTAGCTAATGGCTCTGCAGCCAATGCTTCAAGTGCCGCTAACTTAAATCGTAATCTAATTAACGATATTAATGCTAGCGGTAAGTTTGTTGCTAGGCTGCAGACCATTCGCTCAACTACAGAAAACTTCACCAACGCCCTTGAGAAAAACAAGCTCTCAATGGGCGAATACTTTAGGTATGGTGCTGCTGCTAGCGGTAGGTTTACTAATGCCTTTCAAAAAGAATTCGGTGTCCTTGAAAAGGTATCTCGTGAGAGAGTAAAAACCCTACAGACACAGTATATCTCTCTAGGTCGTGATGCTAACGGTGCACTAAGGTCTATCTCTGTTAGACCATTAATGCTAGATCTTGATG